TGGCGAATAGACAGATACTCCATGTTGCACGCTCCAATCCATTTTTGTGCAAAAAATGCCCTGTAGAATTGTCTACAGAGCACTCATTTTTACGCAGCTGGCTGCCAGCCGATACCGGTTGAGACCCTGAAGCTTTGCGTCGTTGCCTTTCGACAACTTTACCAATTACATCATATAGTATATGCCAAGCTGCGAACAAAATCAATAGCATTGCACAAAACTTTTTGATTGATGTTACACTCATCTCCCAGGGGATGTTCAAATCTCCGACGCTCTTCACTGCCAGGCCGTCACCGAGTATTGTATTAAATTTTCGCGGAATTGCGCAGGGGGATACCTTTGATGTCGCCGTCATTAACGATGATACTGTATTATCTGGCGAAACGTCTGTGCGAATCAGGTACGGATGCGCATAAACGCTGTCGTTTCTTTCGCCGCTCTGTTCAAAAAACACCGGAAAATACATATGAAATCTGCTGCTCACGCCAGCTTTTCAGTGTGTATAGCACACAATTCCAAACCAAATCATTAGCATGTTTTTCTACCATAAGTAGCGGCGACAGGTATTGATAATCCACAGTTTGTATGGCTATATGTAACTGCGTTAAGCGCAGAAGGGTGGTACAAAAATGGAATTCAAGTATAATGTAACCGGCAGCGACCGCAAGCGTCTGGTCATGGCAATCGCAGAGCATCTCGAATGCGACGCCAAATACCTCGGAATGCCTACAGCGGCATACCAAGTGGACTACTTCACCATCAGCAAGGACGGCACACTTTTCTTTGATGACCGTACCGACAGCGACGAGGTGGAGCTGCTGGTCGAGGCGCTTCTGGAAAAGGGCTTCGAGCCGGAACCGCGCTTCGAAGACTTGCGGATGAATGAGGAAGAAGAGCTGGGGCTCGGCAGACAGCGCCGCGACTCCATCGGCGAGGACGGTATGCAGCCCAGCGATGTTCCCGACGATGATAAGCTTGAGGATGTTGGCGACTCGCTCATTCTTTCCTACCCGCGTAAGGACATCAGTGATGCGGCGCTCGATAACCTGCGGCTGCTGGTGGCAAGCAAGGAGAAGCTCATTAAAAAGGCGCTGGGCGCGGACACGCTACCGATTGAGGTCACGGACGAGGCAGTCAGCTTCCCGTGGTTTGCGGGCTTCCCGCAGCCGGAGGAAATCAGCGCCTACGCCCACTTCACCGGCAAGCTCATCGGTATGGCGAAAACCCAGAATCGTGTCACCGCCAAGGAGAAGGACACCGACAACGAGAAGTACGCATTTCGCTGCTTCCTGTTGCGGCTTGGCTTCATCGGCGACGAGTACAAAGCGGCGCGTAAGATTCTACTTCGCAACCTCTCCGGCAGCGGCGCTTTCAAGAGCGGCAATCCAAAGGTACAGGAGATGGTCGAACGCATCGAAGCGGACGCCGGTCTTTACGATGACGTAATGAGCCTGCAGGACAAGGAGGCGACTGACGATGATATTTCCAAGTAAGGAGCTTGTCGAAAACCTCCGCAAGCATTACCTGGTCGGCTGCCGAGTGGAGCTTGTCCGCATGGACGACCCGCAAGCGCCGCCGGTCGGCACCAGAGGCACCGTGCGCGGCGTGGACGATATCGGCAGCGTGATGGTTGCGTGGGACAACGGCTGCGGTCTGTCCGTGGCTTACGGCGAGGACGCCTGCAAGGTGGTGAGCGGCGATGAGTGAAACGGTCAAGAAGCAAATTCTTGCTATCCGCGACACCGGGCTGACGAATATGTTTGATGTCAGCACAGTTCAGCGCATCGCAAATGACATGGGGTTCTACGAGCTGGTAGTGTATCTGGAGGAGCACCGGCGCGAATATACGCATTTTATCCTCGCCGGCGAGGCGTAAACTACACAACTCCGGCGGGGATATTTGCTGTAAAGATCGTTCAGTTTATGCCGGTATATATCGCGAACTTGCCTTGCTATAGTGTGATTTTAGAGCGATTATGTGTACAACAAAACAAGGGAGGCACATACCATGACAGACAAGCAGCTCAAGCAAGCTAAAAGCCAGCTCCCGCAGGGCGAACGCTTCGACCGTGCCTACAGCGCCTATGAAGGCGGCATCAGGATGATTTCCAAGAAGGCCGACGGCACGGAGACGCGCTACAAGGTACATTTCGACGCGGACGGAAACGTGAGCCTCGAAATATTCTAAGCCCAGCGACAGCACCGGGAACAGCCCTTGACGGGGCTGTATCTCGTATACATAGATTTTTGAAGGCACCGAAGGGTGTCTATTTTTTGCTCTTTTCTTGGGCTGCAAGCAGTTTTTTATTTCTGCGGGATTTTTTAGCCCTTTGTGCGTTGTATGTTTTTTTGCATTGAGGGTCTCCGCAATAGGTATGCCTGTTGTTTCTTCGGATAAACGCAGTGCCACATATTGGACAAGTCGTGAGCGTCCCTTCATATTTATCTTTGCGTTGGCCTGCTTCTTCCGGAGGACCGAAATCCACTATCATTCGAGCAAGCGTATACCAAGCAATGTCGAAAACGGAATGAACATCCGCAGCAAAGACAACGCTGTTGTTTTTCGGGTTTAGTTTTAATCGCATATGAAAATCCGGAATGATATCTATAAGAACATCCCGCAGCTCTTCAAAATAATCGAACGGCTCACGAGCAAACGATGTCGGTGGCTCTTCTATATCGGGCTTCTTCCCCAATTTTGCGTATGCTTTCATTATTTCTACGATATCGCCCAAAGCTTCAGTTTCCGGTACAGACTCCTGCTTTTCTGATTCCTCCCGTTTATACCGCTCAAAGAAAGGCAAGCCTTCGAAAAATTTGCCTTCTGTAGCCATGTTGAAAGCTTGATCACTGTTACCGGCACATTCATCTTTCAGTGCAAAATAAAACTGCGCTGCCACATAAAACCTACCCAGGTCATGAATGAAGCCAGACACTCCGAACATGCCGTCACGCTCAATCCAATAGCCATTTTCCCCTGCAGTGATATCGATCTCCGAGAGCGTCGAGTATAACGAGTCTATGTCATATGGATGCGCGACGTTTTTGCAAAACTCAATAATCAATTCTTTGAACGGCTTCTTTTCGGAGAAGCTGTTTATTCTTCTGCCAAGATTATAGAGCTCCTGAAACAATTCTTTACCGGACAGACCATTTTGTTTGTCAATATCAGGCTCCATACCTTTGTATACGATTGGCTTGAGATACTCTACGTCATTCGTATCGTACTCGAACTCGTAGTCTTTGAAACGAAAAGTATGATAAATTAGCTGACCAATGCCACCCACATCTCCAAATCCGATTATATCAGATGTGTTGTCAGCCTTTGACTCAACATAGTGCCCGAAATCATCGTATGGCATTTGTATTTTCCCCCGTCGCGTTAAGAGTCACATTCAGAATTTTGCTATGTGTGACATTATATCGTACAATACAGTAGAAAACAAGAGCAACGAACAAAATTGTTTTCAAACCAGCGGACGTCAATCGAAGAGATTGTTTCCCACGAAGATAGGAGTAGTTTGCCCATAGATAAATTAAAGGAGGAAATGGCATGAAATACCGAAAGAAACAGCGGGCGAATCGGAAGCTGAAGCACAAGGAAGAAATGATCGACAAGCATAACAGCTTCGGCAACAAGGATTTGACCCCGTACAATGCAGTCCTTCAAATGAGGACGAATGACAAAGCGGCCATCGCGCTCAAGTAGTGCGGTGGCTGTTTGCAAAATACAGAACGGAAGGAGAGTAACTTTATGGAAAAATCAACAATGAGTGTTCAGGAGCTTTCCATGCAGATGGGAATCAGCCTGCCGAAAGCGTATGAGCTTACAAAGACGCCCGGCTTCCCGGCATTTCGTATCGGGACGAGGATTCTTATTCCGATAGAAGCCTTTCATAAATGGCTTCAGAAAAGTACGCTGCCTGCTCATAACGGGAACGGAAGTGATTCATCGCAATGAACACCGCAATCACAGCCTTCTATGCTAATTGCAGGGGCAATGAAAGCAACTGCCTGTATCCGAATAAAATCGTAGTTGACAGCATTCAGGCTTTCCGAAAGCTGGTCTCGTATGACTATGTGTTCGTGGAATTCAAGGACAATTACCGCAGCAACAAAAATTTTATTCGTGCATGGGGCTTGCCAGAAGATATCGACAACGATCACTCGGATAAGCCAGAGGATTGGATTTACCCGGCAGACGTTGCCGCGTTCTTTACAGATGTCCGATATTTCATTCACTACAGCCGTCATCACATGAAGCAAAAAGCTGACAAGTCACCGAGGCCGCGCTTCCATGTAATCTTCATTATCGACGAAGAGGATGACTATGACACCTTCGCAAATCTGAAAAAACGGGTGTTCAGTGTTTATCCGTTCTTCGATGACCAAGCGCAGGATGTGGCGCGCTTCCTATACGGCACAGAGAACCCGGAGGTCGAATATCACGATGGGGCGCTAACACTGACGCAGTTCATGAAGGAATATGAAGCCGTAGACGCATTCGCCAACATGGATGAGATCATCACAGAGGGGCATCGCAACTCCACGCTATCGCGTTTCGCAGGCCGCATCATTGTAAAAATGGATGATACTGAAGAAGCGTATAACCGTTTTTTGGAGGAGACCAGAAAGTGTGAAGTGCCGCTCCCGGACAATGAGCTTCGGAGCATATGGAAAAGCGCACAGGGTTTTCTCAAGAAAATCAAGTCTACCGGCACCTATGTGGTACCCGGCGCGTACAGCGGCAAAAACGGCGGAGAAATCAAATGGGAGACACCGATACCCTTTGACGAATTCACGCTGCCGCCCTTTCCCGTGGAGGCGTTACCGAGGGTAGTGCGAGATTATGTTTTGGCTGTGTCCGAAAGCACGCAGACCCCTGTGGATATGTCGGCATCCGCCGCTCTGGGCGTGCTTTCAATCTGTACGCAGGGCAAATACCGTATCCGTGGCAAACAGGACTGGGTGGAGCCGCTCAATCTCTACATTGTAATAATAGCGGAACCATCCGAGCGCAAATCCGCTGTTATCAGTTTTTCAACAAAACCAGTAAACGAATTCGAGTCCGGCTACAACAAACAGAACGCCGCGATAATGGAAGCCAGCCGAATGAAGAAACGCATCTTGGAGCGACGGCAAAAGACACTTGAGGAACAGATGGCCAAGGGCAAAGCCGACCAAGCTGACCTTGATGCCATCGCCGCAGAAATTGCAGAATTCAAGGATAAGACACCGCTGCGGCTCTACGTGGACGATATTACCACGGAAAAGCTCACATCGGTCTTATCCGATGGTGGCGGTAAGGCTGCAATCGTTTCAGCAGAAGGCGGTATCTTCGATATGCTCTCCGGCATGTACACAAAAACCGTGAACATCGATGTTTTGCTGAAAGGTCATTCCGGCGACAGTATCCGCGTTGACCGTATCGGTAGAAACAGCGAAAGCATTATGAATCCATCGTTGTCTGTGCTCTTGGCGGTGCAGCCCAATGTTCTCTCCGGCATGATGCAAAACGGCACATTCCGTGGACGTGGCCTCACTGCAAGATTTCTCTACTGCATGCCGACCTCTTTTGTCGGCAGCCGCAAATATCGCACCGATTCAGTCCCGCAGGAAGTTTCAAGAGCCTATTCGACTCTCATATATGACTTGCTGGATGAGGCCAACAATCCTTCAACAGACTGCCCGGATGAGATTACCCTATCCCCGGAAGCGGACGCTCTGCTCGAGGCTTTCGCCAATGAGCTGGAACCGAAACTGCGCGATGAAATGTCGGACATCTCTGATTGGGCTGGAAAGCTCGTCGGTGCGGTGCTTCGCATATCCGGTATTCTCTGCCGTGCAAACAGCACCGTGTGCAGCGTTTTTCTGGACGAGCCAACACCGCTGGTCGTTGACGCAGAAACCATGAAAAACGCCATCACCATCGGCAGGTACTACACCGAACATTCCAAAGCAGCATTCTCGCTCATGGGAGCAGACCCAATTGTCAAACAGTGCAAATATGTTTTATTGGCAATCAAGAAGACTGGCCTCGTGGAGTTTACTCGACGAGACATAATGCGTATCTGCCGGGGCATTCGGACTGCCGAGGAAGTCCAGCCCGTGCTTGACCGGCTTTCCGAATACGGCTATGTCGCGGCAAAACCCGTAAGCGGCTACACCGGTACCGGAAGACCGGCTGCACAGAGCTACCTTGTCAATCCGGCAGTCCTGTCCAGCTAATCATGTACCCCCCAAAAAAATCATTATATAAAGGAGAAACTACCATGAAGAAAACCGCAAAAAAACTCATGCCCATTCCTGAGGGCTATGTCGTGTTGACCAGAGAATCCACTAGCGTGAAATCGCAGTGGATTGAACAGGAAAACACCCGCCATTTCCGTTTGGCAGAATACGCTGACGGCACCACCGCGCTCTATCGCGTTTACCCCGGCGGAGACCTCAACCATGACTATGCGAGCGTTTTGGTTCAGAAGCTGTACTGCCTGCACTGCGGAGAACCGCTGACCCCAGATTTGGGTTCAGTAACCGGCATCCCTGACCTGTACAACTATCACTGCACCGCTTGCGGACGGAGTATCGAAATCAGCAAGGAGGATTACTAATTATGGACGAGCATGTACGCATAAAGCAGATTCTTCCCATCACGGAGGGCTTCACTGTATTAACTCTTGGTGAAGATGAAAATGGTCACCACTGTTTTCATGATTCAGCGAAGGATGGATGGCATTACTTATTTGCTCTGGTCGATAGCGGAAATGACGCTGATGACTATGTTGCTGTCTATGAGATGGATGCCACAGGCGATGGAGACATAGATGGGTGTGCATATCGCATTGTACCCAAACGCACATGTCCGAAATGCGGTCGCGATACGACGCCAAGCTGGGATGCTAATGACTCGTGGTATCCGACATACAATTGCTTTTGTGGCTATTCCTTCACACTGGGTCAGTTGAAAGAAGGTGAATCGAAATGATGAAAAACGGAAGGCCTTACTCGAACGAGAACGGTTATGTAGATGACGGGCTAATCACCAGTCACCCGCAAGAGGAAATCGATACGGTCATGAATTGGATTGCCGAGAGCATCACCCCACGCAAAACGCCGCTTGATGGTCACACCAGCTATGGCATCAAGCATCTGTTGCATCGTGACACAGGCATCTACCTTACCAATAACGAGTTCAAAGATGCCATGCTTCAAGCAGGCTACGAGCCCGTTGACCCCAATGAACTCAACTGGCATTATCGCATCAGCAAAAAGTCTAAGGCGTTTGCACTGAAGGTCTGGTAGCCACTTTTGTCCTTTTAGTCCGTTTTGTCCCGTACATTTGCAGGTGAAAATTATGTGCCCGCTGCGCTGCTGTATGACGGCTCAATGCCACGGCAGCGCGGCGGCTCATGGCTTCTGCCTGCGGATACCCCGGGGCGTATCTATCTCCGGGCAAAACCGAAGTGGACAGCGGCGTGGGGCTCCGTGCATACGACAAGCGAAATCAGGCGGGTGATTAAAGAAACATTCTTATTTGAGTTTTGTCCCTTGTGTCCGTTCTGTCCTTAGGGTGGGGGTATCAAAATCTCTACGAATAATAAATCTGGACAGCGGCGTGGGGCTTCGTACACAAAAACGCATAAGTTATCGGGGTATTAACCCCTCAAAAAAGAAAGAAGGTATATTTTATGGGAAAACGGGGTCCGCAGCCGCGTACAGGCGGCAGACCAAAGAAGCCGCTGGCAGACAAAGTGCTGGAAGGCGGCGTTAATAAATCGCGGCTCACGACAGTACAGCTTCCGCAGCCTGCGGAATTGAAAGGTACGGAAATGCCGCCGCCGCATGAATTCCTCGGCTCCGCTCAGAAGAGCGGTTTAGAACTCGCAGCAAAGAATGTTTATGAAACGACCTGGGCTTGGCTGCAAAAATATCATTGCGAACATCTGGTCACCCAGCAAAATTTGGAGCAATACGCTATGACCGCTTCCCGGTGGATTCAATGCGAAGAGGCAATCTCACAGTACGGCTTTCTTGCCAAACATCCAACTACCGGAGCTGCAATTGCCTCCCCTTATGTTTCCATGGCACGTGAATATTCCAAGCACGCTAACGCCCTGTGGAATCAAATCTACGCAGTCGTCCGTGACAATTGTTCGATGGACTACAGCGGCAGCAATCCACAGGATGATGTAATGGAGCGCCTGTTGACCATGCGCCGACGCTGAATCGGTGAAAAAAGGAGGATTGCCATGAAACAATCAGATATAAACGCAATCACGGATATGCGGCTCAAAGGGTGTGGGGCGTCAGCTATTGCGGCTGCACTCCGGCTCTCGCTGAATACCGTCAAATCATATATGCGCCGGCACCCAGACCTTCCCGGTACACATCGGTGCGCTCAGTGCGGCAGTACTTTTGCCCAACCGGAGGGTCACAGGGAGAAAAGGTTTTGCTCGGATCAATGCCGTACTTCGTGGTGGAACACCCATCAGGAGAAAATAAACAAAAAAGCGTATTACACCCTCGTGTGTCAATACTGCGGAAAGGAGTTTGAAAGCTATGGAAACAAAAATCGCAAATACTGCTCAAAAGACTGCTATCAGCGCAGCCGTGGAAAACAAGCCAGATAAGTACGCCGCCGATACCATGATGCGGTATCACACCACCCTCGCTCTCATCGATGGACTGGTCGAGAATGGCTGCTTTACGGAGGCAGACAGGCGTAAAGCGTACACAATTATCAATCGCAAATACGGCTTATCTTCGGATAGTATATTTGCCGAAACCGCTTGATATATCTCACTTTTAGAGCAATATATAGAGTACCGAATATTGATACAAGGGAGGGAAAAACATGGAACGCAGCATAAAACAGACCACATTCTTCAAGCCGCCGTCAGAGCAGTTGAAGCGTGTCGCTGGGTATGCGCGGGTATCCTCCGGCAAGGACGCAATGCTCCATTCGCTGTCGGCGCAGATCAGTTATTACAGCGAGTTCATTCAGAAGCACCGGGGTTGGGCTTATGTTGGCGTTTACGCCGACGAAGCGAAGACCGGAACTAAGGATGAGCGTGAAAGCTTCCAGCGGCTGCTTGCCGACTGCCATACCGGTAAAATCGATATGGTCATCACAAAATCCATTTCACGCTTTGCTCGAAACACGGTGACCTTGCTGGAGACGGTTCGGGAACTAAAAGGGCTCGGCATCGACGTTTATTTTGAGGAGCAGAATATCCACACGCAAAGCGCCGATGGAGAGCTGATGCTCTCCATTTTGGCATCCTACGCGCAGGAGGAAAGTCGCTCGGCTAGTGAAAACCAGAAATGGCGCATTAGGAAGAATTTCGAGGATGGAATACCGTGGAACGGCACCATACTTGGATATCGCTACGAAAACGGCAAATACATAATCGTGCCGGAGGAAGCAGAAATCGTCCGCCAAATTTATTCCTGTTATACCACAGGGATGGGCGTTACGGCGATTATGAAAACATTAAATGCAAATCGTATCCGCACCCGTAACGGCAATCTGTGGTGTAAAAGCAGCGTGATGAAGGTATTGCGGAATTACGCCTATACGGGCAACCTGCTCTTACAGAAGACTTTTCGGGAGAATTATCTGACCAAGCGGACGCTCGTCAACAACGGCGAGCTGCCGCAATACCATGCCGTCAATACGCACGAAGCAATTATCCAACTTAAGACCTTTGAAGCGGTACAGGCTGAAATAGCTTGTCGAGCGGAGAAACATACGCATATCGGTAGTGGTCAGAAGGTTTATCCGTTTACAGGGCTGTTGACCTGCGCCATCTGCGGGAAGCACTATCGCAGAAAAGTTACCGCCACCGGTCCCGTATGGATATGCCCTACTTACAATACGCTCGGTAAAGCCGCCTGCGCCTCCAAGCAGATACCGGAGGATACGCTCATGACTGTCGCTGCCGAAGCTTTAGGCACCGATACATTTGATGCAGATACCTTTTACAACAAAATAACGGCTGTCAGAGTAGCGGAGGGCAATACGCTGGTGTTCTGCTTCAAAGACGGGACAGAAACCGTTCAACGATGGTCAGACCGTTCCAGGGCGGAGAGCTGGACACCGGAGATGAGGGAAGTCGCACGAAAGAAAACACAGGAGCGAGGTGAGCATTGATGCAGGCAGCAAAAAATATAACGGTCATCCCGGCGACACGGATGATGCACACGGGACTTCCACGCAATGCGACCGTCCGAAAGCGTGTAGCTGGATACGCCAGAGTCTCCACCGACAGCGAAGAACAGCAGACGAGCTATGAAGCACAGGTGGATTATTACACCAATTATATCCAGGCGAAGCCTGAGTGGGAGTTTGTCAGGGTCTATACCGACGAGGGCATCTCGGCTCTGAACACAAAGCACAGAGATGGCTTCAATGAAATGATTCAGGATGCTCTGGATGGCAAAATTGACCTTATCGTTACAAAATCCGTCAGCCGTTTCGCTCGAAACACTGTGGACAGTTTGACAACGGTACGAAAGCTCAAAGAAAAAGGCATTGAGGTGTATTTTGAAAAGGAAGGGATAGCCACGCTCGACAGTAAGGGTGAGCTGCTCATCACGATAATGTCGAGCCTCGCACAAGAAGAAAGTCGTTCCATTTCCGAAAATGTGACATGGGGTCAACGGAAGCGTTTTGCCGACGGCAAGGTCAGCCTCCCATACGGGCAGTTCCTTGGATACCGAAAAGGAGCGGACGGGCTTCCAGAGATTGTGCCGGAGGAAGCAGAAACGGTGCGAACCATCTACCGCCTGTTCATACAGGGTAAGACGACAAACGCAATTGCAGCTACCCTCACGAAGCAGGGCATTCCGACACCGGGCGGCAAGAAAAAGTGGCAGTCAACCACGGTTGAGAGTATTCTCAGCAATGAAAAATACAAGGGCGACGCTGTGTTGCAAAAGAAATATACCGTGGATTTCCTGACAAAGAAGCAAAAAATCAATGAGGGGGAAGTTCCTCAATTTTATGTGGAAAATAGTCATCCAGCGATTATCCGCCCGGATGAATGGAATAGAGTGCAGGACGAAATGACAAGAAGAAAAGCGACAGGGCGACATCATAACAGCCTGAGTCCCTTTTCAGCAAAAATCATATGCGGCGACTGCGGAGAGTATTATGGCTCAAAGGTTTGGCACTCCACCAGTAAATACCGCCGAACTATTTGGCAGTGCAACGCTAAGTTCACGGGTGCGGAAAAATGCCAAACCCCTCATTTGTATGAGAATGATATCAAGGCGCTGTTTCTGAATGCCGTAAGTGAGCTGATGATTGACCGAGAGGCGCTTATTGAGGACAGCAGAACGATACGCATGGCATTTACTGATTTCAGCGGCATTGACAAGGAAATCGGTGAAATCACCAGCGAGATAGATGTGCTTTCCGGACTGGTACAGAAGCTGGTCGATGCAAACGCCACCACGACGCTTGACCAGACGGATTACAGAAACCGATACGACAATTATATTGAACGCTACGACAAAGCAAAAAAGCGGTTGGACACCCTGCGGGAGCAGCGTCAAATGCAAGAACTAAAGGGCGACATCCTGAGTGGTTTTCTGTTCGAGTTGGGCGAACTGTACGAACTGCCGATGGTTTTCAAGGAAGCTACATGGGATGCGCTGGTAGACCATGTGACCGTCCACACCGACGGCAGAGTCGTTTTTACCTTTAAGAACGGCACAGAGGTCACGGAAATGCTGTAAAACATCATCATAACAATTATACCAAGGAAGCCCTCAAATGAACTGAGGGCTTCCTTGGTATATGCCCCTGTTTCAATCGAGAACTTTCGCCTTGCTGTTACCATCATCCAACCGGAGATGCTACGCCCACTATGACAAGATAACTAATCGAAAAACGATAGCCAAGTAAAAAAACGAATTGAATTGCATATATAGTGGTTAGAGAGATATGTTGACCATAATAATCCCATCATATTGTGGTCTGATGATTACTACGGGTGCACTAATAATGTGAAAAGTACTTGTTATAGAAGCTTTTCGGGGCATAAAAAAACGTTAAGGCAACTGATACGATTGTATCAATTGCCTTAACTGCTATGGTGCGGGTATGGGGACTCGAACCCCAACGTCTCTCGGCAATGGAACCTAATGTAAACGCCGGGGTATAATTGACCGAGATCGCCGGTGAAAATTGACCCACTCAAGAATAACGGCTACCATGGCGTAAAGAAACGCCATGGAGGTAGGCCGGATGTTAAGGAGTGGAACG